ATGGAACCCGTGACCATCGTCACCAAAGAGCAGGAAGAAACCCGCCTCAAAAAAGCACAAGCTGACAAAGCTGAGATTGAACTACATGAAAAGACAGGACAACTTGTACGTGTGGAAGATGTTACGACGGCATGGCTTGACATCGTTGCCCGAGTTAAGGCAAAATTGACGCGAATACCCTCGGCACTTGCGCCACTCGCTCACGGAAAGTCGTCAGTCTTCGAGGTTCAGGAAGTGTTGGAAAGCGGAACCCGCGAAGCCCTCGACGAGTTGTCGGAAGATTGGCGTGACGCGGTTGAAGCAAATGAGGATTAACTCGTCGATGTCACATAGATTGTCATTTGAATTTGGTATGGCGATCCTGATCGGCGTCATAGTTGTTATCTTACAGCATCGTGAAAAGCCTCTACCTATTCGCGTTCTGATTGCAGGCTGCTCCGGTGGCATCGCGTATCTCGGCAGTGACGAGTTGCAGATTGGGTTCGTTGGTCCTAATCTGACAGCGGTCCTATTAGCCGCTTTCTCCTACGCGGTTATTGACATTGGCTTTGGCTTGCTGAAAGATCGTGAGTTGATAGGTCGAGTCGTCGATAAATTAACCGGGACCAAGCGCAAATGAACCAGAGTTCCACATCAGAGGCAGTCAAAAGACAGACGCAACCCAAGTGGGTCGCGGTTTGGCTTTGCCTTGCGCTCGCTGTGTGGCTTTACGAGTCCTCATCGACCGCACATCCTGACGAGGTGCATCATGCAGAGTGATGACTTTGCGGGGCGTCCATACGGTTTCACCACAAATCAGATCAGTCACGCCGCTGTCGGTTTTCTTGGTCTGACTTACGTGGTTACGTTACTGTCGTACCTGTTCCTTGGTGAGTTCCCGCACAAAGAAGTCGTTATGCTTCTAGCTGGCGTTTCGTATCTGGGTTTCGAGTTAGTGTCGCAAGGATGGAACGGGTGGGACACTGTTGAGGACTGGTGGTTCGTCAACGCATACGGCGTATGGGCGCCTGTCTTAACATTCACCGAGGTCCAACCTGGATCGCCTGTATTGATCGGTGACTTACTGACGCCGATCCCCCTTGTGTTGGTGTTTTTCGTCCATCTCGGTCTCGGCGCTCTGTACCGCCATTTTCAAAGTAAAGGTCTTCTCTAATGATTGTCCAAGGTAACGCGCGCCGACCTGTTGACAGAGTTATGTTACACACACTCGCGGTCCCGACCGATTGGTACACGCGGTTTGATTGCGTTGAGGACATCACAGATGAGGTTCGTCGCTGGCACGTCAAACGTGGGTGGCGCGACATCGGGTATCATAGGTTGTTCGACCCACAAGGTGACATGGCAGAGGGTCGATCGCTTTATGAGGTCGGCGCGGGATGTTCGGGTGAGAACCGGGGCGTGATCCACATTGCAATGTGTAACGTCAAAGAGGTCACACGCATCGGTGAGTTTGACGAGTTCTACACACGTGAAACCCGTGTGGCTGTCCGTGACTACCTGCTTGAGCTTGAGGAACTGCATGGTGAACCGCTGACTGTTGTCGGCCACAACGATTACTCCAACAAACTCTGCCCTGGCTTCGAGGTTGTCAGCGATGAGTGGCTTTAAGTGGTTGCCTTTGTGTTTGCTGTTGACAGCGTGCGACGGACCACTCAGTCTGCTCACAGGTGGTGGGCCGAATGTCGCCGCCAACGTACAGGCAGGTGCCGAGAACAATCAGACTGTGGGGCAATCAAGTAACAATGACTTCCGCATCACCCGACCTAAAGCCCGCTCAATCGAAGCGTCAACAGGTGAAACCGGGGTTCGTGCAGAGGAAGTTCAGACGGTGGTGGTCGAGGCAGCGCCGAATTGGATATGGGTCTTGATTAGCGGCATATTCATCGGCATATTCATCGGCTGGACACTCGACACGCCGCGTGACATGATTTTCGGGCGTAGGTATGGCACTGAGTGAATACACCCTTGCTTCGGTCAAGGATCTGATCAAACCGACCCTGCGCGCATTTAAGCCGCCCCCTGACATGACCGTATCGCAGTGGGCAGATGAGTATCGCCGCTTGTCGGCTGAGTCGTCCGCACAACCCGGTCGGTTCCGCACCGAGGTCGTCGAGTACATGCGTGAGCCGATGGACATGGTTGGTAAACCCGGTGTCCGACGCATCACGTTGATGACATCCGCGCAGGTGGCTAAGTCCACAGTGCTGGAAAACATCATCGGGTATTACATGCACCAAGACCCGGGTCCGATATTGCACGTATCACCCACGCTGGAATCCATGAAGATGTTCTCAAAGGAACGTCTCGCCCCGATGATACGAGACACGCCGCCGCTGACCGGTATCGTGAAGGACGCGCGGTCGCGTGACAGCGGGAACACATTATCCAACAAGACGTTCCCCGGAGGCCACATTGCGATGGTTGGGTCGAACGCGCCGGCTGGTCTGGCATCTCGCCCTATCCGCGTTCTGGTGTGTGACGAGGTGGATCGCTTCGAGTCGTCGGCTGGTACCGAGGGTGATCCGATCAACCTAGCGATCAAGCGGACAACGACATTCTGGAACCGTGTCCTTGTGTTCGTCTCGACACCTGGTGACAAGTCAACGTCTCGCATTGAGAAAGAGTTCTTGGATGGTGATCAGCGTCACCGATGGTGTCCGTGTCCGCACTGCGGCGAATACCAGAAGCTACAATGGGCTCAGGTTAAGTGGTCTGACAACAACCCCAACACTGCGTATTATGCGTGTGAGCACAACGGGTGCGTGAACGACGATCAAGACCGCAACAAGATGGTCCGTGAGGGTGAGTGGCGCGCAGAGAACCCAGAAGCAACCAAAGAGGGGTATTACTCATACCACCTGTCGCAGCTTTACAGCCCGTTCGCTCCGCTGTCTGACGGTGTGCGCGACTTTCTGACAGCCAAGAGCAACCCGGAGTTGCTTAAAACTTGGGTCAACACGTTTCTGGGTGAGACGTGGGAAGAAAAGGGATCGCGTCTCGAATGGTCCGACCTGATGGATCAGCGTGAGTTGTACGACACGCGCGATCTGATACCCGAAGACATTACGTTGATCACAGCCGGTGTGGACATCAACGGCGACTGGATAGCGATCGAGTACGTGGGGTGGGGTGACGACGAGCGATCATGGTCGCTCGGGTATCATGACCTGTACGGTGATCTGACAGCACCCTACGTCTGGGAAGAATTACGGATGCACCTACAACAGACGTTCACGCACCCGTTGTTTGGTGAGATGGCTGTCCGGTCTACGGCGGTTGACTCGGGCTTCTTCACTTCATCGGTGTACGACTTCACTAACTCGACGCCAAACACTGTGCCGGTCAAGGGCATCGAGGGTCGCAACCGTCCGATCTTCGGTAAGCCGTCGTCCAACTCGCTCGACAAAACGCGGTTCGTGCCGCTCGGCGTTGATACGATCAAGGACGTCGTGTTCGGGCGACTGAAACAGAACGACCCCGACAAAGGCGGTTATTGCGCGTTCCCCATGCCCGCAGAGGATAGCCCCGAGGGGTGGTATGATGAGAAATACTTCCAAGGTCTGACTGCCGAGGAAATGCGCACCACGTACATTCGCGGGTTCCCGGTCAAGAAGTGGGAAAAGATCAGCAAGGGGCGTCGAAACGAACCTTTTGACTGTCGGAACTATGCTTTTGCCGCGCTCCGTATGCTTCAAGTTGACCTGAACGCCCAACGTCGCGTATTATTGCGTGATGTGCAGGAACGTGATAAGACTGTTGACAAGCAAGATGAACCGGTGCCGTCACGGCGTCGAAACCCACCGAGGCGTAAGAGTACGTGGGGTAATAGCTGGAAAGACTGATGGTAACTAACCCGTTTGATACAAAGGCTTACCCCACCACGGAACCTGACAGCATCGTTGTCGGTTCATTTACTGCATGGAAGCGTCAGCTTGACTTCGCGTCTACGTCCTACTCGATCCGCTATGATCTAATTCCTCGCGCGGGTGGTACGACACTGACCGTCAACGGAACGCAGAACGGCGCGTATTGGGAATTTGAAGTCACCGCCGCAACATCATCTGGGTGGACCGCCCCTGCCGGCGAGTACCGGATGAACCTGATCATCGTGCGGTCGTCAGACAGCGAGGCGTCAGAGGTCGAAACCTCCCATGTGACCATCCACGCCTCGACCGCTGATCGCCGCACTCACGCAGAAATCATGCTCGCTAAGATCAACTCGATCCTTGAGGGTCGGGCAGATCACGACGTGGATTCCTACACAATCAAGGATCGGTCCATAAGTCGCATGTCTGTGTCTGAGTTACGCAGTTGGCGGGATTACTATCTCGACGAAGTGCAGCGCACAGGTGGATCACAGAAAAACCAACGCGCGGCCAAGTCTAACACCGTGCGAGTGAGGTTCACACAATGACCGAGAGTTTGCCTGGGATCAAAGCAAGTGTGCGTTCATACGACGCCGGGGGCACACTGCCTCGGTACGGTGACTTGCTTAGTTCGTCAAAGTCTGCCGATTCCGAGTTGGTGAACGCAATCGTCCCGTTGCGGAACAAGTCGCGCAACCTGTATCGTAATTCCGCGGCGCAGCGGCGTTATGTGCAGTTGATGCGTGTCAACATCGTTGGTGAAAACGGGTTCCGTCTGCACTCCCGCGTGCGCAAGGGTGACG